GTTAAAAAAACCAACGTTAATGGATGGCACTCTACCCCTGATATGCAGACTAAACAAGAGTATCAAGAATTGTGTAAAGAATTATATGATATGCAAGTTGATATTTATAAAGAAGAATTTCTAGATAGAAAACCTGTCTTGGGTAATATGTGGGCTAACATTAATCCTCCAGGTGCTTACAATAAATTACATTGTCATCCTAATAGTTTATTTAGTGGTGTTTATTATCTTAAAAGTGAACCTAATTCAGGTAGATTAAAAATACACGAACCTAGACCAGGCAAACAATTAAATATACCTAGTTTACAAAAAGAAAAACTACCACAAGATTTGTGGGACAGTGTTTATTTAGAGCCTATTGTAGGAAGAGTAGTAATGTTTCCGTCATGGTTGTGGCATGAAGTAGAACCAAATGAATCTAACGACTTAAGAATTTCAATATCTTTTAATTTTATACAACATGGCTTTCAATAAATATCAAGTAATCAAAGGTGCTGTTAGCTATGAACTAGCTAATTTTATATTTAATTATTTTCTTTTAAAAAGAGATGCGATTACATTTATGTATGAAAATAACTTGTTACATGACAACGGGATGTGCGGAACATACGGTGATACACAAATACCTAACACATATTCACATTACGCAGATCAAGTAATGGAGACTTTACTAGTTAAAATGTTACCCGTTATGGCTAAGGAAACAGGGTTAGAATTAGTGCCTACTTACTCATACGCTCGGATATATAAAAAAGGCGATATATTAAAAAGACATAAAGATAGGCCTTCTTGTGAGATATCTACCACTTTAAATTTAGGAGGAGACCCATGGCCTATATTTATTGATGGCACAGGAGCTGATAATGTTATCAACGAACGACAAAACATTGTAAAACCAAACGCTCCAAAAGGAACAAAAGTCTTACTTGAAAGGGGAGATATGCTGGTATATAGTGGATGTGATCTGGAACATTGGCGAGAGCCATTTGAAGGAAACATTTGCGGCCAGGTATTTTTGCATTATAATCATGTAA